GTCATCGGGCCGAACTCCTTTAATGCCCTCAGCATATCTTCGCCTCTGCCTTGTTTTTTTTGCATTAGATTTCTCGAATTTAATGGCGGGGGCGCTTGGCTCACCAAGTCTTACCTTTTAAGACCCCCAAAAACTTACAGCAGCTTTTCTATCTTGGCGTCAACGATGCCATCACAATGCTCAATGATGAACTCGCCAACTTGCTGGGCAGTCATCAAATTCTGCTCGAACTGCTTAAAAGCCCACAGAATTTCACCGACGTCAATCTCGGCAGAGTCCATATCATTCAAAACTCGAGCACGTGCGCCTTGATATCTTTTTTCCGCTTCCTCTTGACGCTTGAAATATTCGTTCAGATCGGTGTCGTTAGAGCAAAACATTTGGAGTCCTTCCGGTTGTTTGGTTGCGGTGTGTGTATTGTGCAGATTTGACAACACAATGTCAATTATTTATTGAACGGTCTTACAACAATGTCATCCTTTCGGCCCCTGCCTGCCAGTAGATCCCTGAACCTAGCCTCTGTTCTGACGTGGCATTGCATTAACGTCCTGGCGGGCACCGATGTGATGACTTCCGCATAGTCTTCCAAGACAGCCCGGAGTGCTGCTATCCCCTCTCCGGTAAGCCTGAGCACATTGTGCTTCTTGTAACGCTCTCCAGCCTCAGCAAGGGCTTTTATGGCGTCATTCAGTAGACCGCTGGCATCTGAACACACACCCATTTCGGTCAAGGTCTCCATCATGTTCACGGCATCAGAGCAGGCAATCCAGTCGTGGAACGTTGGTGCCTCGGCTTGCTCAAGCGACCTAAGCCCCTCGTACATCTTGAGCAAGTGATGCCTTTGCTTTGCCTTCGGGATAGGCTCTGTTGCACTAGCCATCAACAGATCCCAATGCGAGTAGGTTGGGCGATCTCTATTCTTCTTCATTGCAGAATTCCAAGATGTGTTCTTTTGCAACTTCGGCGCCTTTGCATACGAGAACCAGGTAACCAATGTTGCGCAAGTAGGCTATCCAGTCCGTCTGTTCTGGGCTAATTACTCCGCCCTTCTTGCGCTTCATCTCAATCCAGACGTTCCATTCAGGGATGAACAGATCCGGTACACCTGCTGACACGCCTTCAGCCTAACCACTTCACGAACTCTCGTTGTTCTTCGTGTTCTGTTGGGATGTCATTCTTCTCCATTGATTGCTTTCTGTATGAGTTCCATTTTCATCTGCAAATCAACAAGTTGGTACAGCGCAGACCGATAGCCTTCCCAGGCTTGCTCGGCACGTCGACGTTCTGCCTCTAGCAGCCGAGACATCCGCTCAAATTGGAGTTTTTCTTTTTTGTTCATAACAATCCACCTTCTGTGCATTCACAAGGGAAATCAAATTCCATCTGCGGTTTTATCTCAATGACTTTTTTGGCAAGTGCCCAGAACTTTTGATGTGGGACATGTTCTGTGGCAAGAACACCGGCATTTTTCATTGCAATAAAGCGTGGCTCCATGTCTTCAAGATACGAGGGGCCAGATTCGTCGTGATGGATAGCGTGTCCTATTTCTTCCTCAGCCCATTTTGCTTTTTTCCAGATGTCTGGTCTGGTGCAATAAACAATGTACCAATGTTGCCATCCGGCCTTTAAGCATCCAATGCAGTTGCCGTGTTTGAAAACACTGTAAGTGCTGGGTCTTTTTATTCCAACTTCCTCAACATTAAAAATCGTTCGATCAGTCCATATCAGCGGGTAATCTGTACACCATCCCTGTGCACCCATGATTCCGCTTCGACGTTGAATCCGGTGCTGCTCATTGGCGTCAAATCCGTAATAAATGACGGCGTTCTTGTCTGGCACGTTTTTGGCAAGCCACTGCATAAAAGGTTCTGTCTTTAAGCGGGAAGTGCAAAGCTCTTGACCATTGTTAATTTTGAAAGCGCTTGCTTCAACGCAAACATCAAATTGGTCTTGCTCTGCGTTCCTTCTGCTGGCGAAGGTAAGTTCAACGCCAATGTAATTTGCAACTTCTTCTTTGAAACGCTTAATGTCTTCGTGTTCAACAGAATGATGCATATCGTGATTAAGCAGAACCAAATTCTCTGTACCAAACTTTTTTGCCACTTCCAGTGCAACTAGAGCAGAACTATGACCTCCGCTGTACACCACCCAGCTTCGTTGTAGTTGTCGCAAGTGTGGCAACACCTCGGCACGGGTTCTTTCTTTCTTGCTCTGAACAGTACGACAACTTCAGGTTCTGGCGGTCTGCTCATTTCCATTCTCTCCGTATCACTCGGTAAAATTTGCCATCCTTTTTGTACTCCACCAGTGACGGGGGATGTGAACCCTTCATTGATGCAACTGCTTCATCCAAGCCTTGCGCACTTGTATGAACTCCTGCGCTTCTGGCGATAGTGATGAAGTTTTGCGCAGCTTTCTGGCCCGCATAGCCATCATGCATGACTGGCAAGTACTCGGTCACAGGGACATCACTCAGCCCCCCGTAATAAGTCACAGCCAACATCTCTTTTCCACTGGTGCGGCTTAAATGCTTGCGCCACGTCCAGCTGGTGACCTCCATCTCAATCCCTTCAATGCCCATGATGTCGTCAAGATGGAGAGTCAACTCCTTTTTGACTGGTGGCGGGAAAGGGTGTCCGCATGCCGGGCAAGTTGTCGCAGAGATAGCGCACAGCTCGTCACAGTTATCGCAAACCTTAACAGGTGCCTCACCGTTACCGGATCCAGCCTTCTTAGGTGGTTGGACGTTGGTAATTGGCCCGTGCGTACTGACCACCCCGGCAAAGTCCAGAACTAGACAATGATCGGTGTGACTCTTCGGCCTGAGACCTCGGCCGGCCATCTGAACGTAAAGAGCTGGAGACATCGTCGGCCGAAGCATGGCAATCAGGTCAATATCAGGGTAATCAAAGCCCGTCGTTAGCACATTGGCGTTGGTTAATGCCCTGATTTGCCCGGCTTTGTACTCCTTTAGACAATTTTCCCGCTCTGCTTTAGGGGTTTCCCCTGTAATGCACTTTGCAGTCACTCCGCAATCATTCAGCACATCGGCAACCGCATGAGCATGCTTCACGCCAGCACAAAAGAACAGCCACGCCTTGCGGTCTCCTGCCAGCCTAATGACTTCTTGCACAGCAGCTAGATTGTTCTCGTCCGTGTTTACTGCGGCCTGCAACTCGGACTCTATGTACTCTCCGCCCCTCTTGTGTACACCAGCGACATCTAGCTGAGACTTGGTTACTTTTGAACGTAATTGGGACAAATGCTTCTTGTGAATCAGCTCCTCAATGCTAACCGGCTCAATCAGATCATCAAACAACGCGGGCTTGTCAGTGATCAAACCATGCCCCAGGCGGTAGGGTGTGGCCGTAAGACCAACAATCCGCATGGCTGGGTTGATCATCTTTAACTCGGCCAGCAGAGTACGATAACCGCCCTCCTCTTTGTGGTTCACTAGGTGGCACTCATCAATCAGCACCAAGTCAATGTGTCCCAACAGCTTGGCCTTACTTCGTACCGACTGAATGCCGGCAAAGGTAATCGGCTCACCAAGTTGCTTTTTACCTATGCTTGCACTATAAATACCCATTGGCGCCCCAGGCCAATGGAGGCGCATTTTCTCCGCGTTTTGCTCAATCAGCTCTTTTACATGGGTGAGCATTAAAATCCGAGTCTCAGGCCAGTTCTGCAAAGCGTCTTTGCACAGAGCCGCGACGATGTGGCTCTTACCTGATCCAGTTGGCAGCACTAGACAAGGATTGCCTTCGTTACCAGCGGCAAACCACGCATAGAGTTGATCAATGGTGCGTTGTTGGTAGTCGCGGAGCATCATCCCGTTACCCTCGACCCAGGCCAAGCGTCCCTCAACTTTTGCAAGTCTTCATCCGCACAGGCATCAGCATTTGCCAACAGCTCTTTGCTTGAATACACCCCCGGCCCTGGCTCGCCATTGACCAATGTTTTCCCTTTGATGACGTAAACAGCCTGCCATTCGTTTGCGCTGTCTTTACGCTCCCAAGGCACCAGATCCGGGTGCAGCACGTGAGCCTCGCATCCGTGATGCTGTGCATCAGTTGGAATAATGTCATCCCACCTAGCACAATGCCACGTGCTATCACTCAAAGCCGATGAATGCGCACAGGTGCGACAGTTCACTTCCTTGGTGGTCTTGCTGCCAAAACATTGATCATGGCCTGGGCAGTATTTGCACTCGTACCATGTTGGATCAACGCTCAACGGCTCCGGCATGCGGTCAGACAAAGTGATTCGGCGGCCCCGATCCACAAACTTCTGAGCAGCTTCCTTGTCCAGGCGCACACGCTCTGTGTAGAGCCGATCATCATCTTTGCAGACCGCCACATACAGAGCACGATCCAACCCAGTGCCCCACATGTAAACCTGCATCTGAGCCCAGTGCATCGGCTTGGCGGCTTGCACACCCTTTGAATTCAACTCATTAAAAGACTTTAACGAATGAGTCTTGAACTCAGCGATGTGAGGAGTCTTAACAGCACCTGGCACGCCTTTTTCAATACGGGCATCAATCGAGCCAGACACATGGCAATCAAAATCAACCCGGCTCTGGCCTTCAGAGGGAGTCCTAACATCAAGCCCAATTGCGCGAAGATCATTGATAATTTGCTGCTCTTCATTGTGACCCCTGCGGAATAGCCTCAACATGCGGCCAGAAAACTTTTCAACGACCGCCCACCTAAATGACAGCCACAGCCAGCGGTCACACTTGTGACCCAGCATTGACGCGCCAAGGTGAGGGCGTGGTCTTTCTTGTTTTGCCTCGTGTACTTCGTCGATCAAAGTTGGTATAGAATCAAGTTCTGGAATTTGCAATTTGTCCTCCGTTTCTGCCTAAAAAGCAGTTGCAACAGCCCCTCTCATGAGGGGCTTTTTTTTGGGTGGGGGTACTTGCCTCGCTGGTGAGATTCGAACTCACGGAGACCCAAGTATTGCCCGTGGCGGCACTCAAGTCCCTCTAGCCACATCACCAATAGACCAACCTCTGGCACAGCAAAGCTTTCCCCCCGAAACTTACTTCTTAACCCAAAAAGGTGCAGCTTTTGCGTTCGTGGGCGCGGAAGGTGCGGCAGAAGGCAAGTCAGAGATTGCGCCTACAACAGCCTTAAACCCTTTGACCTCGTTGCGGTCGCCATACTCCTCATCGGCCTTTACATCCAGCTTGATGACCAGGTTGCCACCAATCAACTGGTCAGAGTCGGTAACGCGGGCGGCTTTCATTCTTGATGTTGAGATTGCCAAAGATCACGCGGCCTTCGTGAGTTGGCCCAGTGATTGAATACTTCACGGCAATGTACTCGCCAGTTCCCGACTTGGTTGCCTTCACTTTAGCGCCGGAAATGGTCGCAGAGTACCAGCCAGCAGGCAGGGGGCTGTAGTCTTTTGAAGGCTGGGGCAGGTCGGAAACGTCAAAAGATTGTGAGAGAAATGCCATGGTTTAGTCCTTTTTGTTTGACAAAACTTCTAAAAATTCTTGCGGAAGAAAATGAATTGGCTTTACTTCTGCGCCCAATCCTTCAGGCGGCTCCCTCAAAACAATACGACGAAGAGTTTGCTCCGAAACAAAATCGTATTGTTCAACCATCCAGCAAATCGGTTCAAACATTGCTTTTTCGTTCATTTTTAGTCTTTCCTTGTGATTGCAAAAGATGGCCGTGAGGCCGTAGTTGTGATTGCGTCAAGCAGAGGGGCCGTAATCGACTCGTGCGCAGACTTCCACACGCTCATGTTGATCTCTGGCTTCCATCTGACTCCGGCAAGGCCATGGCCTGAACAATCTGATCTTCAATGGTTCTGCGGCGTGTTGTTGCTTCCTTCTCTTCCAGCTTTGCAGCTTCCCACTGGGCTGCAAGGAATTGAAGGTCTGTTTTTATGAAGATTGTCATGTGTTCTTTTCCTTGAGCTTGGCTTCGATGATTTGAACAAACTCGCGGATCGTTACTGTACCGCTCTCGGGTAGATCAAAATTGTTGATCTCATAATCCGTCAGCCCTTGCCACTCGCGGTGGGGAATGCGCGAATAGTGCCGCTTGATGTTGTCCGTCTGATTGTCGTATTGCGCTTGCGTCAATGGCTTAAGGCCTCCCGCTTTGCATTCCCACGCCACCGGCTCCTGCTCTGGCTGCGCCAGCGCGGCGCGGAGGGCGTTTAACTCGTCAATGATGGCGGCTTGCCCAATCAACGGGAGCCGGTTTTCTGCCGCCTCCAGCGCCTGCTGGGCGGCGGCTCGCAGTGTGGTCATTCCATCCCCCTTCCAATTTCAGCCGCAGCCTTGACAATAGCGCGGCGGGTGGCGGCGTAGGGATCGCTTTGTAAAGGCTCAAACACAGACCCAACCCATACGATGTGCGACCATTCATGCTGATCGCGCTCCTCAATGTTTACACTCAGTTTCAACTTCACAGCCAGCCGCAGAGCGTCACCGTCGTCATTCAACGGATTCCAGATTGGGCGTCCTGGGACATTTTGACGAAAAAATGTTAGGTATGTACTTTCATAAACCACGTC